CTCAGAACACCACGGACCAGTTGGGAATTTCTGGGAGTCCTGATAAGCGTCAGGGCCGAGCTTAACAACGTATGCTGCTACGGTAGCAAACGCTTCTTTGTCACGAACTTGGTCGGGCACATACACGCCGCCTTTTGTTTGTGCGCTCGGGTAATAGGGGATGATCAGCATGCGGTAGCCAGTTGGTTGCGGCAAACGTTCAATCGCAGAAGATTCCATCTGTGATGGGTCTGCTTCGTTTGCATTTTCTCTGGGTTTACCAAACGCTGTTTTGATCGGTTGTGAGATATTTTCCATATCTGCAGGTTTATTTACCTTCTTTGCCACATGATCAGGCACATAAAGTTTTTTAGTCATCTGCGTACTCGATACTCTTCATTGCTGTTCGAATTTCGTCTTCCATGAACGTCAGACCTTTGATCTGACCTACTGCATATCTGTATTCTTCAAAAGAGCCAACATTACCTGTCCCCAACGACACTTGTAGGTCGTCACGGCGTTGACGTAACTTTTTGTAGAGGTGATCAGCTAGATGTAGTGCGTCCATGTATGTCTCCCACTAGAACTTTATACAAACTAGCGGGAAACACAAGTAAATATCCCAAGGTTCCAGAATTTTCCCAGAACCTTAGTAGTTTTTGGACTTATACGTCGTCTAACAGTGCCGCAACAAGCGCATTTGTTGCTGTAGCTGTTGTGCCGTCGTAACCAATCGCGTGAATGTCAGCGACTGTTGTGTTTGGTAGGTGAGCATACCAAGATGTACCTGCCTTGATTTTGATCGCGTCAGTTGCTGTGTTTGAAACAGTACCGCCATCAAGAACAATGTAGATGTCCTGAGTTGAATCAAGGTTTTGAATGAACAAGAACTCAACCTTATCAGACGTACTTACGGCTGTCTGGTCTGTGTCGTCATCAACCGCTGTGTAGTCAATAAAACGACCCGCAATAAGGTCTGTACTCGCGGTGCTAACCTCGGTTTTCTTGTAATACCACTTGTCGTTTGCGTCTTTTGGGGAAAAGACTGATGTATCAGTTATGGTTGTAGCAATCTCATCCGGTAGGATGGTGGCTTTCATAACTATAGTACCCGCATTTGCCATCGTATATCTCCTATCCTATGCTATGCAGTTTTCTTGGCTGCTGTTTTCTTTTTAGCAGTCGTTTTCTTGCTTGGGCGTCCACGCTTTGGCTTTTCAACCCAAGCCTCATTCTCTGGCGTTGCGGGATCATCTTTTACAAAATGACCTTTTTCATCACGAGCACGTACCAGTTCTGGAGCATTTTCTGCTTCACGCTTTGCACGTTTGGCAGAACGAATTTGCTCAACTCGCTTTTCCCTAACGGATGATGCCATTATCCTGTTCCTTTCATTCTGGCATTTAAGGCAGCAATGTCTCTTTGAGTTTGTATTCTATCTTCTGCCACTCTGGTTTTGTCAGCAAGAGCCTCTTCTTGAAGCGCAATGCGACGGTTCGCTAATTCAGCATCCATCATTTCACGCTGCATCTCTAAGCTCTGCTTCGCATCGAACTCTTGAGACTTGCGATCCATGTCTGCAGCTTTCAACTGCAACTCTTGCTGGCGAATAGCTACTAGAGGGTCTGGACCTTCGCCCATAGGCTCTAGTGTTTGTGCATACTGTTCTGTCATGTCTGCAATCAGCATAGCGGCTTGCCGCTCGATTGCTGGTTGTAGCATTTGCATTGCGTCTGGGTTGCCCTGAACCTCTGGCCCAGCTTGCTCCATAACCATCTGCTGTGCTTGCTGCTCTGCAAGCAAACCAATGTGCTCTTGAATGTGACCTTGCAACGTAATTGTCGCCTGTGGGTTCATCTGTACCGCTGGCGTAGACAACATAGCCAAGTGCGTCTCCATGTGCGCCTTGTGATCCTGCTGAGGGAACGCTTGAGGCATGCCACCTGTCAAAGCGATCTTGTTTTCCATAGCCGCGTTCATAGGCATCGGCTGTGGTGGCGCAGGAAGAATCGCATCAATATTATTAACCCCAAGGGCCTCATACATCTTACGATATGCCTGATACAATCCTTGTGGTCCGCCGTGAATTTGCGGATTGGATTGCACCAACTGTAGTTGTGTTTGCGCAAGAGCAATGCGTTGGGCCATAGAGAAGATGTTTGGATCACTTACTGGGAGTACATCGACTCTAGCGTCAAAGTCTTGCACAAACACTTCGGGTCCAAACTCTGAGGAAGGCATGTAGGGGTAAGATTGCATCGTTTCTGCAAATACCCTAGCAAGTAGTTTGAACTCGATTTTCTGTGAGTAGTGCATGCGCTTATGAATCGCGGACATAACCTTCGTGCCGCGCTCCATAATAGCCATAGTTGTTCCAACTGGCGTATCACCGCTCATCTCACCAATCTTCATGTCTGCCATAGCCGCAAAGCGGCGTCCTGCATCCACGAGAGTGCCCAGAAGGTTGTACAAGGTACCAGAAGGCTCCTTGAACGGCAAAGGCATCAGAGAGGAGCGTATATCGGTTCCTGCAACGTCAATGTCGCGGAACTCGCCGGGTTGAATTGGATTGTCCTCGTCACGAATACGTGCGCCACGCGCCTTGAAACCTGCTGGCAGGTTAGACAGCGTACCAGCGTCGATCAACTGACGTAGGATAGATGTAGATGCTTGAGCCAAGCCACCAATCATATGCGTCAAGCCAAGACCATAGAAGCCAAGGCCGGGCAAGAACTTGTAGTGCACGAAATACTGACGGCTACGCTTCATCTGATCCATCTCGTCGTAGTTACGACGGATAGAAAGAACCTGATTCGTGTCTTCAAGGATTGTAACGATGTAAGGCAGCTTCAGGCCGCTCATATCACCAGTCTCATTCATGTCCTCAAAGCCGGGCAGATCAAGATCAGTGTGAACTTCGTACAGAGTTAATTCAGAGCCAGAGTTCGCAGGATGTACGCCCTGAACCTCATCAATCGCTTCTTGAATGTCAGTCAGCGTATCTTCTGCCAAGCCATCAGTTGGCAGGTCAACGTCACGGTAGAACCCTGCAATCTGTAGCTTGCGGACTTCGTTCGAATCCATCTTGATTACATGCGTAATACGTGGGGACGAAGCCAAGTCAGTAGCACCGTAAGGCACAACCAAGTCTTCAGCATGTACAAACTGGCTAACTGCACGACCTTTCAGTGGGTCAAAGTAAACCTTCTTAAACGTAGAACCCACAACTGGAAGATAGAACAACATCTGGTCCATCTCTGGATCATACTCTTCCATCTCATAGGTAATCATGTAGTTCATGTAGTCTTTGACGCGCTCTGCTTGCTTTACAAGCCCCTCGTTCTGCGCACCAACAACCTGCGTTCTTACTGGACCAGTTGCAGGTAGCATCTCACGGTACGCTTGTGCTTGGAACTGCGTGACAGACTCAGCCAAAAGCGGGTGAATCACACCAGATGACCCCTCAAAAGGCTCTGCGCGTTCTTCGTACTGCATGCCAAGAAACTCAATGCCGCGTTTATATGTTTCTTGCCAGTCCTGACGCGATGACATGTCGTCATCAATCTCACTGGAAAGCTCAGACGCAATACGTCCCAAGTCTGAGTCTTCCATAAAATCTGCTAGGTTTGAGTCAAACGCAATCTCTGGCATTTCTTCCATTTCGGAATACTCACCTACAATCGCGGACCCATCATCAAATTCGAAAATCCCCGGAGCTTGCCCTAGCTCCTCAACCATGACTTCTGCTGCTGGATCAATTGGCCCTTGATCCTCCATCATGCCACCCGGACCCATATCTCTTTCAATAGCCATTCTCTATTCCTTTAAGTGTTGGAGCGAAGTGCGCTCAACCATTGCCAAGAGCAGTGCCACACTGGGAGCGTCTGCATCAATGGGCTGGGAGTAGTCCCATTAGATTTCCCTCGCCCCAACCTCATTAAAAGATGTCCTTCGAGCCGCCTTCAATCGGCTCTAGATCATCCATGTCATCGTAGTCCGTCATTGGACCACCTGCTTCGTAAGCATTACAGGTATTCTCTGCCTGACACACAAAGTCTAACTTCGTGCAATACCCTAAACCAAATGAATCGCCCATACCCTGCTCGATACAATCCATCATTTCGGCTTTAATGTTGTAATACTCACAAATTCCGCACTTCTCTGGCTTCTTCTCCCAGTTCTTGGGCGATGGGCCATATGCAAATTCATCAACGGCATATTGCTTGTGATCTTCGTTTGTTTCCTCGTCATGAGTGACAAGAGGACATGCGAAGTCATCCATGTAATCGTCATCAACAGCTTGGTTGATGCCAGATGTGATTGCATCCATGTCGATATTGATGACGATCTTTGCCATTATTTACATCCTGTAAACTTAGTTCCTGCCATCGCAGCACCGCCGCCACGACATCCACCGACTTTACCGCCGGACTTAAAGCCTTTTACACCACGACCCTTCAAAATGTCAGCGCGTGTGACTTTTCCATCACCTGTAAGATCAGGAAACGCAGCACCGCCTTTTGCCATCTTCTGGACCTTGCCGCCATACTTTTTGTTAGATATTTTTTTACTTTTTTCCTTAAAAAGCTCACTGCGCCTCAAGGCATCTCTCTCACCTTTTTTGTAGTAAGGGTCATCAAACTCTTTATCTTTCGCTGCTTCATAACCTGCTTCAGCTTTGTACATCTTCGAGACAGTATCGGAAAAGTCTGCTGCACTACCACCAGATCGACTTATTGCCATAGATTTATCATGAAGTCTGTTAGCTAGGTCATAAAAGTCGTCCATGCTGCCATATTGCTGCGCACCACTAGCTGTCTTGTACGTCTTTAACGCCTTGCGCTTTGGTTTACTCTTGCCACGTTTGCCGCCGCGTGTTGAACTTGCCATTAGCTCTGTCCTTTGTACTTAGGGCCACGACCATTCATAACCGCGCCACCGTTTTGCATCGCACGTACCTTGCCGCCGTACTTTTTGCCCATGACTTTCTTTGCAGCCTTTGCTGCGCCTTTAGCGGCTCCGCTTGCAGGACTTGCCATAGAGCCAAGAAGCATCAAAAGGTCTTCTGCGCTATAGTTATCAGCAGGGTCCACACCACGAGTGCTTCCACCCTTCATGCCGCCAATACTTTTTCCGCGTGTTGAAGGACCAGTTGAAGCTGCCCCCATATCTGCAGGACGTAACTTAGGACGAGGAGAAGTCGCTCTGCTCGAACCGGGGCGCAACTTAGGGCGCGGACTTACTGTGCGATTAGCCATTAGTAATACTCTCTCTTTCTTCTAAAACGAAACTCATCGTCATCATCATAGTCAGTTGGAGTGGTGATAAAACCACCCTGTCTAAAACGCAGTATAGCCTGAGTCATCGAATCCGCCAAGTCATCATGTTCACCATTCGGAAATGCAGCGCATTCTTCCAACACCTCATCAGCAAAATTAGTCTCAGGTGCCCACACCATACCACTTTCAAACACAGGCGCACAGG